TGCTCGTTTAGTAGGAATTAGACCGTACAATGCCATTGCGTTTTCTGGGCCTATCGCTGTTTTTGTCAGTGTGTTTCTCATGTATCCACTCGGACAATCGAGTTGGTTCTTTGCGCCGAGTTTCGGTGTTGCAGCGATTTTTAGGTTCCTCCTATTCTTACAAGGCTTCCACAACTGGACACTCAACCCCTTTCATATGATGGGAGTGGCAGGTATACTAGGAGGAGCACTGCTCTGTGCGATTCACGGAGCAACAGTTGAAAACACTCTATTTGAAGACAGTGATCAAGCAAACACTTTCAAGGCATTTGAACCGACTCAGGAAGAAGAAACTTACTCTATGGTTACTGCGAACCGATTCTGGTCGCAGATATTTGGTATCGCGTTTAGCAATAAGCGTTGGTTGCATTTCTTTATGCTATTTGTTCCTGTCATGGGTCTTTGGACCTCTTCTATTGGTATTATTGGCCTTGCTCTTAATCTGAGAGCATATGACTTTGTGAGTCAAGAGATTCGTGCTGCAGAAGACCCAGAGTTCGAAACGTTCTATACGAAGAATATTCTTTTGAATGAGGGACTTCGTGCTTGGATGGCACCAGCAGACCAACCTCACGAGAACTTTGTATTTCCAGAGGAAGTACTACCACGAGGCAACGCACTCTAAAATAAATAGAGGAGTTCCACAAGAACTCCTTTTTTTTATGCTCTTCATTCTCCTGTTCTTCCAACTCTTTGGGATATTCATGTTTATAATGTCTATCACACAAGAACTTAAATAAATATCAATAAGTCGCAAGCACTTATGGTTCCCTTACATTCGCCTAAGGACTATTTGTTTAATCTTCATACATCATCTAAGAGTGAAGCAAAACGATTATGGAGGCAGAATATAAAAGATGCTTGGAACAATAAATGTGCTTATTGCGGATCAGATCAAAACATTACACTAGACCATATTCTACCCCAGTGTAAGGGCGGTCTAGATATCAAAACGAATGTAGTTGCCTGTTGCCACTCTTGCAATCAATCTAAGGGGCATGAGTATTGGAAGTTGTGGTATGTCCAACAAGACTTCTATAATGAAGATATACTGAATAAAATAGAAGACTGGATAAAACCAGAAACACCATCAAATCTCTATGCATATCGTCCAAGAAGAAATTGCGTAGCCTAAGTAATACTTTAGACCTCCTTGTGGGGTCTCTTTTTTTATGGTATAATAGGGGAAACACGCAGACCTATGAAGGAACTACACAAAGGTAAAGTCAAAACTGTCTTTCAGTCAGAAAAACCAGATGAAGTTTTAATTCGGTTTGAGGATAAGGTCACATGTGGAAATGGAAAACAAGAAACCACCATTCAAGGAAAAGGTGCAATCAACTGTGAGATTTCAGCAATTTTATTTGAGAAACTACATCGTTTAGGAATCCGAACGCATTATATTGATAGACCAGCACCAAATATAATGCGTTGTAAGAAGGTAGAGATTATTCCGCTTGAAGTTGTTGTTAGAAACATCGCAACTGGTTCTATTATACGAGAAACCACAATCCAAGAAGGAACCCGATTTCAACATGAATTGGTTGAGTTCTATTTGAAGGATGACAGTAAGAACGACCCACTTCTTACACCAGACCGTATGAACATAATGGGATATGACAATACCCTATTTCAAGGTAGGGCATTTCAAATAAATACGGTACTGAAAGAAGTATTCAAGAGTATTGATATTGATTTGGTTGATTTCAAGTTAGAGTTTGGTTTGCATAATCGCAGTATCATTCTTGCAGATGAAATCAGTCCTGATGGATGCAGACTTTGGAAGAAGAATAGTATGGAAAGTATGGATAAAGACTTGTATCGTAAGAATACTGGAAATATTTTAGAAGCATATCAAGAGATACTCATAAAACTCAAAGCACTATGATTTCTTCTACGACTCCATACAAACTCGCAGAAATTATCAGAGATACGTGGTATAATCTTTATACACCAACCAAGTACAATCAAATTCACAAAGAACTTAAATTGAGAGAGAACCCAAATGATAGAACGGATTAATGAACTCATCGCAGAACTCGGATGGGAACCAACAGATGAGATTGTAGTACAAGTCGGTGGTGTTGCTGCCACTGGAACTCAGACAGTCGCAACATCAAATCCAAAGTGGTCTAAACCTTATGGTAGTGTAACCTATCAGAATGATGCCTTTATCGTCATCAAGAATGTCAATCGCAACCCCGTAGTTCCTTCGCAATCTAAAAATGAACAAGTATAATACTGAAGATTATTTTTCTGTTATTGAGACTAGGACGGGCAGAAAGATTGTAGATTGTGGTGAAGAACAAGATGCTCAAGTAATGGTTTCTTTTGACCCTGCTAATCGCACCTATACTAGAAATAAGTTTCTAATGGGTCAGGTTATTGATATTGAAATGCCAAAGCAACTTCCAACTAATGAAATTGCCATCGATCCTAAACCTTATCAAGATCATCAAGATAAGTGGATGGTTGAGAAGATCAATCAATTACCACAAATCAAATTACCAGACAGGCAGCAAGAACCTTTTAGGGTATGAATCCTCGTAAATATAAACAAGCAGAAAATCAAAAAAATAAAAGACATAAAGAAGTGTTTACTCCAAATGGGTATCTCAATGATCCTCCAGGATCTAAGTGTCCTTATTGTGGCGAAGAACATAAAGTTTGTTCTTACATAGATAGTCTAGCCCGTTCCTGGGGAAGACAGACTTGCGCCTATAAGCATAAGAATAAAAAGAAAGAAGATGAAAAAAGATGACAGTAACAATTATGATTCATTACTTGCAAAAACAGATCTTAAAATTTTAAGTTCTGATATTAGTGATGATTTCATTGGTGTTTTTGATACCAATTATGATGGTACAGAATTGGTTCATTTATTTGAAAATCTAAAAAAATCAAATATATCATTTTCTAGAAATTCAAAAACACTTGATAAACCATCCTTGAATCTTGAGGATGAAGTAATATGGATGGCAGTGAATCACGAAAAGGAAGATTCCTTTGATATGTCACTATCAATGAAAGTGATGGGGAAATATAATGAATTGACTGCACTCTGTTATAATGAGTATGTAAAAAAATTTGGATATCTTCATCATATTCAAGGTCATCAATATACTGTCAATCTTCAAAGAACTCAACCAGGTCAGGGGTATCACGTTTGGCACTCTGAAGTTGAAGCACTGCAATATACGACTCGTTACCTAGCAACAATGGTTTATTTGAATACTGTAGTCGAAGGTGGAGAAACAGAATTTAAATATCAGCATCGTAGAGTTCAACCAAAGAATGGAAGAGTTGTAATTTGGCCTTCTCAGTGGACTCACGTACATAGAGGAAATCCCCCATTAAAGGGTAATAAGTATATTGCCACGAGTTGGATTCACTATACAAGCATTTAATAAATATGCCCGTTATTAAATTAGATAAATAATTAAAATTCATTTAAAATTGAATTAATGGCGACCATCTTCAAGCCAAAAAGAAGTAGAAATGTTGGTAATATTCCAACAGTCGGTCAACTGGCTGATGGTGAAATTGCTGTAAATATACCCGATCAGTTAATTTATATTCGTGACGGCAATGATATTAAAATCATCGCTCAGGCACCAACGGGTAACACTGCAAAGTGGATTAATATTAATCATTTGACTGGTGGTGGAGGTGGAGCTACTGTTGGTGTTATCGCCCAAAGAAGATATTATGTAGATTGTAGAACTGAAGGTGTAAACCTTATTCTTCCATCCACTGCTTTATCTGTTGGCGATAGCGTTGAAGTTGCTGATCCATATTATTCTTGGGGAATAAATCGAGTTAGAGTTGATGTTTCTACATCTCCAGCATATGCCTCTAGTTCGGGAACTAGTGGAACTTTGAGTGGAGACAGTCCATTTAAAGATCAACTTGGAAATCTTGTAGATGGGCCACTATTTTTAGATATCTCAGGCGCAAGAGTTTCATTTATGTGGACTGGAATTCATTGGGGGATAGTAGCATAAAATGGCAATCACGCTCAGCGGGGCAGTTATCGGCCCATATTCAGACTCTAATGGGTATTATGTTTACGCTTTAAGGCGTGATGAGAATCACATGTTGCATGTTACTAAAGTAAGTGCAGCATCGACAACTGATACTGCGATTGATATAAATTATAGAAAAGACGGAAGTCAAATCACTGAGGTTGCGGACTACCAAGATTATGTTGTGGAAACAACAGAGCAAAAATCTTTAACGAATAATCCGCAAGATAAATACCAACAGATAAGATTTGATAGAAGAAATGTGAACTATTTTATTGATGATGATGGATATCTCGTTCTCCAATTGAACGGAACCTACGACTACACCACCATAGGACCAAAATAGGAATAAACAATGGCAGAATTTAGACTTGGTAGATTAAAATTCAATTGGAGGGGTGCATGGACCCCAAGCACTGCTTATGTTATTGACGATATTATTACCTTAGGTGGTAATAGTTACGTCTGTACTGTCAACCATACCTCGACAACGAGAGAGGATTTATGGTACATTACAGACTATAACATTGGAACTCCTAGATGGGCCGTTCATACTGAAGGTATTCGTACAAGAGGTGATTGGGTTGGACTTACGACTTATAGTACTAATGATGTTTTTACCTATGGTAATACCCAATATCGTGTAACAACACCTCACTTCTCTTCTGGTGTTGGCGTTGTTTCTTTTCAATATGCTACAGAATATGTCTCTGGTGTAAAAGGTGAAGGTGGATATAATTCTACCTCAACATATCAGAAAGGAGATATTATAACTTATAATGGTAGTGCTTATATTGGCGTTGCAACTAATACTGGTGTAGTTCCACCTTTGGGTATTGGAACTGCCTGGGAATTATTGGTTACGGGTATCTCAACCAGTGGTATAAGTACTTATACTGTTTCTACAAACTATAGATATGGTGATATTGTAAGTTATGGTGGTGATACCTTTATTGGTGTCGGACTTACAATTCCATTCGGTGCGCGTCCTGTTGGATTTGGTACAACTAGTTCTGCAAACTGGCAACTTCTTGTAAGAGGTTTGAGATATGCTGGTACTTGGTCTACTGCAACTGAGTATCAAATTAATGATGTCATTTCTTATGCTGCATCATCTTATGTTTCTGTTGGATCATCTAACTTAGGTAAGCAACCAGCTACAAGTTGGGCCTCTGGAAACTGGTCTTTACTTGCTGATGGTTCCTCTGCTGCAGTTTTAACGCAGCGTGGTGATTTAATTACTAGAGATGCTGGTTCTCCTCTAAGATTAGGTATTGGATCTACGGGAACCGCCTTACGTTCAACAGGGTTGGATCCTATTTGGGATTACTATGGTAATGCGGCAAATAATTATTATGTTAATAACTCTGGACAAGACTGGGTTCAATGGGGACAATCTCCAGAAACTGCATGGAAAACTATAGCATTTGCCGTAACTCAAGTTCAAACCCCTTGTGTTATTCACTTACAGGCTGGAACGTATCAAGAACAATTGCCGATCACTGTTCCAGAATTCTGTGAGATTAGGGGAGCATCTCAGAGAGGTGTATTCATTGAACCTGCAAATGCTGGACTAGCAACAGGAACTATGTTCCATATGTCTGATGCAACACTTATTAGTGAAGTTACAGTTAGAGGAATGAGTGGTTGGGCGAAAACAACTAGTAGTCCTACTGCTATCTTAAGACAAGATAGTGGAACACTTACTTGCCCTCCTACTGGCGTATTCTTTAGACTTAACCCTGCAAGCCCTATTATCTGGAAATCTCCCTATATTAAGGATAGTACTGGTATTTGTACTGGTTGTGTTGGTGTTTATGTTGATGGCAGTATTCATGCCAGTGGAAATAAGAGTATGGTTTTCCACGCATATACTGTTGTTGCTGATTCTGGTGTTGGATATTGGATAGATAATAATGCTAAGGCAGAAGTTGTCTCAGGATTTACTTACTGGGCGGATTATGGATATCTCACTACTAATGGTGGAATTATCCGTGCTCTGAATGGTAATAACTCTTATGGAACTTGGGGTTCTGTTTCTCTTGGTTATTCTCAGACAGAAACTCCAAAAACCGCACGGGTTGATGGGGATCTTTTAGAGTATCAAACAGGTACACTTGTATCTGTCGGTAGCGGTGTTACTGTTGGCGCTGCTGTTACTGGTGGCACATCAGGTGCTCGTGGTGTT